GGTGCCCGACGAGTTGAACGTGAAGTAAGAATAGGTTGCGCCACCGGACGTGAAAGTCCCTGTTGGTGTGCCACTGATCGAAGCTGCACCAGCAACAGGTGTGTAAGGGCGTGCAACACGAACAATGACAACACCGGAACCGCCGGCTGCGCCGTTGCCGCTGCGACCACCACCGCCACCACCACCAGTGTTTACTGTTCCAGCGGTTGCCCCCGCTGACGCATTACCACCAGCACCGCCACCACCAGCGCCGCCAGCGCCGCCAGAAGTGATGCCACCGGCTCCACCACCACCAGCGCGATCTGTTGCTGAACCTGTTATTGAACTAGATGTTCCAGCACCACCAGCACCACCGTTACCACCAGAAGCATTTGCGCCCACGGCAGAAGCACCACCACCACCGCCACCGCTAGACGAACCAGCGGTTCCACCATTCTCACCAGCACCCGCTGACGAAACACTAAACTTGTTTTTGACAGATTGAGAACCTGCTGCGCTGCTGTCGTTACCGCCACCGCCAGAACCGCCAAGACCCACGTTTCCACCGCCGCCACCAGCGGCACCGGTTTGACCAAACAAAGAGTTGCTACCAAGACCACCAGAGCCAGCACCAACACCACCACCAGTACCACCAGCGCCCACCGTGATAGTCACTGTGCCCGCACTTAGGTATATACCTGATGACGAGATGTAACCACCGCCACCCGCGCCACCGTGAATCCCGCCACCGCCACCGCCACCGACCACAAGAATGTCCGCCAGACCCGCAGTGTTCACCGTGATCGACGAAGAAGAATTGAAAGTCCAAAAATCGTACGTCACCCCGCCACTGGTGTAGTTGCCCGTGGGTGTGTCAGTGATCGCGGCACCACCAAGACCACCACTGATCTCAGTCCAATCAGACCCATCATAAAACTCAAGGGTGTCAGTGTCCGTCAGAAACGACACCTGACCATGCACTGGGGATGCAACCGCAGAACCACGCGCAGCATCACTCGCAAACACAAGAACACCCTGCATCAGGTAATCATTAGTGTCAGCCGCCGTCAGAACCTCACCAGCCGTGAACGTCTTGAACCCACCAGCAACCATCAGAGCGCCACCCAATCAGAACCATCGAAGAATTCGAGCGAATCAGAATCAGTAAGAAACACAAACTGCCCATGCGAAGGAGAAGTGATCGCGGAACCACGCGCAGCAGTACCACCAAACACGCACACCTGCTGCTCCATAATGTAAGTGTTCGTATCGGAAGCCGTCAACACCTCACCAGCAGTGAACGACTTAAACCCAGCACCCGCCACAATTACCTCCTAGAACCCAAGCCGACCAGAATCAAGCAACGACTCATCAAGAATAAACCCAACAAGATTGTCAGAAAAACTCAACTTCACAGTGTGCTTACCCGGACTGATACTGTGCTCAATTGAGTCAATGACCACGGTCCTGACAATCGGGTCACCGATCCCGTTCGGTGTGAACGTGATTAGGGCACCGTCACCAAGCTCAATCGCGACCAGTTCCCCCTGCTGCGGACCAGTCAACGCCTCAGCATCAACCGTCAGCGAAGTAACCCGCAACGTTGGCACCGAATAGCGGAACAAATAAAAGTCAGCCAGATCGTCAGCTTCACCGACACCATCGAGCAACGTTTTCACTGTCAACTCAGTGACACCATAATTGGCTTGCTGCGCGATAGACGCCGCCGAAGCAGTCCCCACAGTTGCAGTACCAGACAAATACTCCACGTTCACCTGAGTGAACAAAGCCTCAGTGCCATACTCAATTTCAATATCAGAATAAGGCAGGCCAGACAAATCATCAGCGAACTCAATCACCGGGGTAACCTGTGACGAAGTACGCTCCCGGAACGTGAACGAACCATCCTTACCAATGAAAAGGAATCCAGCCTCAGACGCCTCAACAGTCTGCAAATACGCAAGCGCAGCAGTGTTCTCACCGATAGCGTCAGCACCCAACGATGCAACACCAGTATCAATGAACCGCTTACCCGTAGGCCAGTTAACTTCATCCAACACTGCAGTAACCCGGGCACCTGACCCTTGAGGGACACCAGTACCGGGGGCAAGATTCACACCAGACAACAACGTGAAACCGTCCGACGCTTTGAACGTTGTCACCGAATCACCCGACAAGCTGTAATTCAGGTCAATGTCCTCAACCTGCCCGTTATAGACAGGTTGCCCACCAAGTTCAATACTGAGCGCCTTACGCGGCAGGATCGAAGGACCATAAGGACTGACCGCTGTCCCCGCCGTCGGGTCATACAAACGCGTCCGGTTATCCAACACCACAGACGCCTGACCAGCAGTGAACGCCTGCAACTCACGCGGCCTACCCCTACGAATAGACACCGACCGCACATCGTCAGACACATCCGTGAGCACATCACCAGCAAGAGTGAACGCACCAGTGACAGTGCCACCACCAAGGATACCTTTCACAGTATCGTCAAGGGTGAAGAAGTCACCGGCACCAGCAAGGTTCAGGTCAAACGCTATCCGAACTGTTGGCCTCACGACGCGACCGTGATCGGTAGCGCTCCGTTACGCCGCTCGTATGCGCGCAACGCGGAAACGATTTGTTCACCAACCTGCGCACCATCAGTCCCCATACCGGCATTGACAGTCACGTTGATCACGCTGCCGCTGCGCGCCCCATTGAGGCGGTCTAGGGGCACGATCAGTTCCGGTCCAGCCTCACCAACCAACCCAAGCATTGGACCTTTCACAAGCCCACCATTAGCGAACGGTTGTATTCCACCAATGCCCGACAAGTCAAAGCCACCAGCAGGAATGTTCGGAATCCCAGTGATCGGACCAAAGTCAAAACCACCAGAAGCAGCAGCAGCAGCACCAGCAGACTGCACCGGGGCAGCAGCAGCAGACGAGAACGAAGGAACATTCGGGATATTCACCTTCACATTGATCTGCATATCATCCTGCAAATCAGCAATGATCGCCTTCAAACCCTTACGGGTAGAACCATCCTTGCCCATTGCCTTACTGAACGCCTGAAGGATAGCAACAGCAGCAGAGATACCAGCAGCATAGAACGTCTGCGCAGACTGGTCACCAATCGTAGTGGCCAGATCGTCATACGCTTTCACCGTGTTATTCGTCTGAGCCACCAACTCAGCAGTGTTCCCATTCAAATACGCGTCAGCAACATCACCGCCACGCTCAGCACCCATACTCATGATCTGCGTGAACGTAGTCTTATTCAAACCAGCAGCAAGCAGCCGGCGCATCTTCTCACCGAACTTGCCGAACTCCTCAGCCTGCGCCATGAACTCAGCAACAATCGACTGAGCACCAGTCCTTGCAGCAACATCAGCGCGGTTGTGGGCGTCAGCCAACTCCTGCAACTTAGCCTTCTGATCATCAGTTGACTCAGCTGTCATCGTCGCCCGGTACGCGTTCAACTCAACGAGAGCGTCAACCGCTGCCTTCTGCCTAGCCTGAAACGCGTCAGACGCGTCAGCGATACTGAGGAACCCACGGAACGTGTCAGCAATCGAGTTACCAAAATCAGTTGCTTCACCCTTAGCCTTATTCAGACGATCCTTCAACTCAGTGAATGATTCCTTCAACCGGTCTATCAGTTTCTCAGAGTTAGGGATCTTAAGGCTAGGGGCAAAATTCACACCGAACTCGTCAGCAGTCGCCGCAAGATCGGGCAGCACCTTACTGAGTTTCACGAACTTGGCGGCTGCATCATCAGCGGAACTGCCAGCGTTCTTCGCGGCCTTTTCAACTTTGCCATAGTTATTGGCGACATTTGAGAAAATTGGGTCAAATCGCTCGTCAGTCAAACCTTGCTTGATGGCGGCAGCGACAGTACCCGAGGTGTTGGCAAATCCACGAGCGATCCGGTTAGCGTTGTAAATCGACTCATACAGATTATAATACGATGTGGCCGCGCTATCCGCAGCGTCGCCAGCGTCATACGTGTTCGGGGTTAACGTTGACCCCATAGCGTTACCAGCAGCGACAGCAGCAGCAGCAGTACCAGACACCGCTCCACGCAAGCGATCCTGACTCAAATGCGCGAATCGTGTAGCCACACCAAGCGCAACTGCTGCCTTTGTATAGTTGCCTGTTGCATCCTTCAGACCGTTCGTTGCGCGCAGAGTATTTTCCTGCTCACGCCTTAACCGCTCCTGAGACTTAGCGCCCTGATCCAGAATCATGATGAAGGCAGCGATAGCAGTAGCAATAGCAACAAACGGAATCAACCGCATTGCTGCAGACATAGCCACAATAGCAGTTGTAGAAATGTTGATTGCGCCAACAAACAACCGACTTGCCAACACGTTAATGCCGAAAGCAACACTACTCGCAGTCAATGCGGCACGCTGCACAGCAAGTGCCACAGTGAAAGCAGTAACAGCAACAGTCGTCAAAATGATCGCGGTCTTATTTTCTTCAAAGAATTTCGAAGTGTTGCGCACCATATCGCCAACACCACGGATTGCAGGCAGAAGCCCACTAATCAACGCGTTAATAAACGGAAGAATCGCAAGCCCAAGTTCTTCCTTCAAGTTATCAAAATACACATTGAACTTGTCAATGCCCGTGGCCGTTGCACCAGCAACACCACCAACCTGAGACTCAACCTCAGCAAGGATCAACTGCTGCGCCTTGAGAACGTCACCGCCCTCAACCAGCGTTTTGATCTGTTCCTTCTGCTGCTCAGTGAACGTAACACCGGCACGACTCAAAGCAGTCAAACCAAGCTTAGGATCGTTCAGTGCCTTACCAAGCATCTTCGCTGCAGACTCAGCATCACCAAACCCAGCAGCAGACAAATCCTGCGCAGCCAAAACAGTACGATCAAAAATCGCGGCAAGCCCAGTCCCCTGATTGGCAACATTCTTAAACGTCAGAATCAGGTTCGCGCTCGACTGAATCAGTTCATCATCAACAGCAATCTGCTCCGACAAACTTTGCGACAAGTCAGCAACCTGCTCAGCTGTAACCTGAGCCGCGCCGCCCGTTGCTTTAATGATCTGAGCCGTTGCCGCATTGACCTTGATCGCTTCTTGCGCTTCCGCTATTGAATCACGGAACACATTTACGAGGGTGCTCACACCAGCAAAGCCAATACCGAACGCAGCACCAAGACCGATCGCAGACTTGCCTAGTTTGGCAAACGTAGACTGAGACTGGTCAGCGTTAGTCTTAAGACTGTTCAGACCCTTGATTGCTTTGTTGATCTGCTTATCATCGTAGTCACCGTAGATGTGGACTCTGATGCCGTCTTTCGCAGCCATTACAGACCCACCTTCATTTCAGCTCGACGAATCGCAGACCGCAACTCAACAACCACAATCGGCATGACCCTGTAATAAGCCTTGCCAAGTATGCGAGGGATCTTACCGATGGGAGAATTTCTTGCACTAATAATGTTCCTGTTGAACTGTCCCTTGCTGCGAGATCCAGCCAATTCAAGAATGGCACCAGCAGCACTGGTCTGCACAACACTCTGACCGAACGCCGTTGTGATACCAGACTTCCGGTGCCTATTGGTTTTCACCTTGTACCCGCGTTTCACTGCAGACATGTTGAACTGCAAGTTGCGCCCATCTGCCCGGTCCTGCTCAACCCATGAATAACCAGCCCAGTTAGACAACGGATCACCCATAGCCGAAATCAGGCTGCGCGATTCATTAGCAACCCGGCCAGACGCTTTGCGCATCTCCTGCTTCAATTCCTTAGAAACGTCCTTGTCAAACTTCTCAAGCCTGTTTATGAACGCGCCAATCTCAGGCGTTGCAATGTTCATCAGAAAAGGCATAAGGCTTCCTTATTGCTTACGGGACTGGACAGCCCTCCAACGCAAATACCGGACCATTGTTGCGAGCTGCCTAGGCGACTGCCGCTCCACAACATCCGGGGCCAGACGGAACTCATACGCTAGATGAGTGACAAGCCAATGACCTGACTGCTCACCTAGCGGAACTATTCCCCCGAATCACCAGCAGTCACCGAATCCACCGTTTCAACCCACGGATCAAACTCGAGCGCTGTTTCCTTCTTACGATTCAATGCGTGCCACGTCAACCAGAGAATGTATTCAATGCGGGTATCCGTACCGAACACAGCCATTGACTTGTCATAGTGACGTTCGAACGCGATCAGGTCGGGTGCCGTCGCCGTAGTTTCGACACCCGACCCGTCAGCGTATTCAACTTTCAGATCAATGCGCATCATTGCAGGATTCTCCTATGCAGGTCAGAGGGTTATGGTCACGCGGTTGCGCGGGTAATGACACCAGTGATCGGGAAGGACACGCTGGTTGTATTGAGATCGCCCACGGCACCATCAACGGGATTGTAAGAAGTCACAAGCACGTCGAAGGAATAGAGCGGATTGGATGCTGAAGTTGCAGCGGTGCCGCCGGGCTTTACCGAAACGGCAGCAGTGCCACCAAGCAGCGGGAAGATCAAACCGTCAATGCTTCCCGATGCATAGTCCTGATGGAACTCAAAATCAACAGTGCCAGATTTCAAACCGCCAATACGTGTACGGAACCCTGACCCACCGAAAGCTGTGGTTTCTACGTCGTCAGCCTCAACGCTAATCGTCACCGACGCGCAAGAGGTGGTTACCGTCGAACCGGCGAAAACAATCACCGGGTCAAGCAGAACAGTCTTTGCCATGATTCTCCTTATGCGTAGACAGTCACGATAAACTCGGCTGCCAGATATGTGTTTTCAGATACTTGGATGCTGGTATAGTTACGCATCTCAGTTACTCGCAAGGATTGTGCTTTCCCTGCGAGAGTCTTATCTCGCTCAATAGCGGTCTTAACGGACAGCGCCCCCGAAGGATTGCAGAACCCGTCAAGTGTATTCTGTGCGGTACGGTCATCCACGCGGCCAACGATCACAGTGACCGTGAACTCATACGTGTCCAGACCGCGACCAAACGAAGTATCAAACTGAATAGAGTTAGGTTGCACCACAGCGATAGGTGGCTTCGGGTCGTCAGGGATCGTGGCACTGTTACGCAACCCAGTGATAGATCCAAGGTTCGTGGCGATACCGGTACGCAGCTCAGTGATGCTGGTCATGCGACACCGGGGGATTGCTTACGGAACGGCATCAGGATTGACATAACGTCAGGATCAACCCTAGAAACTCGAACAGCGCCCATATCCCCGAATCCTGCAACGCCGAGCGGGCTTTGCAGTCTGGAAAAATTTCTGAGCGCCAGCAGGACAGTTGCCTGCCGGATCTGCGTCGGGACAGCCGTAGCGAAACCAAACACCGCAGTCACCTTCACAGCGGTTTCCTTCTGGTAATCCGTGGGGAATAGGTAATCGTTGATTGCCCTGAACCGTGTGACAGGGAACGCAAGACCTGACGCGGTACGGTTCAACGGTTCAGCCTGATAGTCAGCCGTGGTCCACGTTTCATCATAGATACCGTCAATGCCGCTTGAGGTTTCAATGGTGATCGCAGTCCCGGCAATGTCGTCAACGTTGCAGATGTAAGAAGATTCAGGTGTGTAGAATCGGACCTCAGTACCGGCAGTGAAGAAGCGCCGTTCACAGTAACCGTCAATGATTCGAGATGCTGTTTCAGTTGCCATTTCCAGCAAAGAATCATCCATCGTGTCAGCTGTGCCGATACGCGCAGCCGCCTTCACCTCATTGAGTGTGGCGTATCCGTTAACGATTGCCATGATGCTCCTAGTTCTCAGTCATTGCGGAATGTGTGACCCTCGAGCGCGAGAGACACAAACGGATTCAAAGAATGAACACTGATCCCGTCCCGCCGCAATCGGGCAGCAATATCTTGCAAAGTTTTTTCCCACAGTTGAAAATGCAAATGCCCGGCAGAACCGTCAGGATTCGTCGGATAATCACCCATTCGTGCAACGCCAGACAACTCACCGCAGTCAATACCAGCCAGCATGATGTGCGCAGCACCAAGGTACGCAGCCCAATGCAAAGCAAGGTGAGCGCTCGTTGGTCCAATCGTGAACAGGTCAGGATCTTCCGGCCAATGCTGAGCCACACTGTAACCACCATAGGACTGCAACACTGTGGGGACTTTCACAATGTTTGCCTGTGTCAGTTCCAGATTCGTTACCCAACCATCAGGCATCTGCTCAACTGCGCTAGTCACAACCGGCAGATCAGGACGAGCGTCAGCGATAGCAGCCGAATCGTCATAGTGATTTGACACGGTGTAGAACTGGTGCAGCCCCTTAGTGGTGCCCGAATAGTTCACGCACACACAAATCTTGTCATCAAAGAAAGAAGAATCAACGTGACCAAGGGTAGCGCCAGACCCCAGCACCCACACCGTTTCACCCTTGTGAGCATCACGGTATGAACGGAAGTCTTGCCCAGCTAGTAAACTAGCAGGACTCACTTAGTCACAACCAGCATTAACTCATCCCACTGACGATCAGGGCCGCGCCCGTCATACAGACACCAGTTAAGGTGTAACTGATCAATGTGGTTCTGTAAAGTTTCCAGAGCCGCATCACCATCAATGTCCTCAATGAAGTAGCAGCCGCCCAGTTTCACTCGCGGCCACAACACATCAAAAGAAGCAACCTGATCCCGCACCCTGTGACTGCCGTCATCAATCACATAGTCAAACGTCAACTCACCAAGGGCAGCCGTCACAGCTTCAAGGTTTGTTGCGTCCAC